GTTCTTCGTTCATTGCGCCATTCCATTAAGGTTGATGGGTGGAGGCACATTCGCCGCTGTCTGCACAGCCTGTTGGATGATTGCAGACTCTTGCGCCATGGCCTCCCGATCCATAGACTGCTGCGCTTGAATCTCAGCAGTGCTAATTTGTGTCTGGTACTTTAACTCAAGTTCATACTTCTTGAGCATTAAGTCTTGCGCCATTTGATCTCTTCGATAATCGTCATCACGGATCATCTGCTCACGCTTCAATTCCAACTCGGCAGCCTTCTTCTGGATGTCAGCTTGAATCGACTGAGCCTGCACCTGCGCCAGCACTTCCTCTGGTGTCGGTTTCGGTGCATCGGCCTGTGGCATCTGATAGTCAGGCGGCAGGGTCTGTATGTAGCTAGATGCGTCCTTGAATCCAGACAACTCAATGATCTTCTGAAGACTGCGGATGTACATGGCCGGTGTCACGACAGGATTAGACAAACCAAACTGCTGCATGATCTGCTCTTGCTTACCGGCGATCATGGTCAAACCCTGTATGCGCTCGTTGGTGTCACCATTACCGAGTCCGATATTGATGGTCACATCCATGTTGGCATTCCACACGCGAGGATCAATCTGCACCCACTCATTGCGTAGACGTACCATGCGAGGCTTGTCCTGATGCGTTGTCATCAGATACAGAATGCCCTTGAATAGCTTCTTCATGCCCTCGGCCAAGAGTCGTGCCTGCAACTCCAAGCGGCTCTGGCTGGCGCTGACAGTGGCTGACACCGCCGCCTTGGTGGTTGACTGCAACGCATCAGGGTCTAATCCCATCGCGGCCTTGCTCATTCCGGTGCGGTCTTCGCGCATCTGATCCATGTAGTCCAGCATAGGGAATGCGGCCTGACCAACGAATGGAGTGCTGAACGGCTGCACCATGCCTGGCGCACGCATCCGAATAATTGCGCCGGTTTCGTTGTTCAGTACGTCATCAATATTGACCTGACCCTCAACCACCGCCGTGCGCGGATGGATAGACTGCGCCAGCGAATCCAAGGTGTTTCGCAATATTTCGGATTTGATTTCTTGAATGTCATGCGTCAGATCGAATATCGACATGGCCTCAAGTGGTGAGGTGTGTGGCTCTGGATCGCAAGGAAAGTCAACGAAAGGAATGTAGCTGGCCGGTAGATTACGCACCACGGTGTAGCCAGACCCCATGCAGCAGACCTTACGCAACTCGGCGATGCCGTCACCGTCAAAGTCCACGCGGATATAGGACTCAACGTACAAGACACGGCGTTGGCCAGGATTCAAACTGTCGCCCGAACCCATGGTGGTGCTCAACGGCTGCCGCGCCAAATACTCGTCATTGCTGTCTAGGTCGGTGCTGGAGATGTTCTCCTCAATCTCATCCAACTCATAGCCCATGCCGAGCAAATCGTCCACGGTGGCCATCTGGCGGTGGCCAATGATGCCTGCATCCTCAAATGACCGCGCTCTGCGATCAAGCACCAGCTCTTCGGGTGGCACGGCCATGATGCGGATACGGCCATCTTTGATGGTGCGCTTGATCTGTACGTCATGCAACATGGGTTGCTGCATAGGCATTGGCAGTCCGGTGGCTGGATCAACCTGTGGCTGCATCATGTCCATGGGCATAGATGGGTCTGGATAACTGACCACAATCTTGACCTCTGCGCCCTCTTGCAGCAACACCTGCACGGTCTGGTCATCGAGGCCGGAATAGTCATCGATTTTGACTTCTTCGGTTTCATCCCACCAATATTTGGCGATGCCGCACTTACGCACCAGCGAATCTTTGAACAACGCATAGGTGGTCATGAAACCGTTGTTGTCGTTGCTAAAAATATAGTTTGCGTAGTCGGTCGCCTGCTGAGTGCTGGCAACATCCTCCGGTCCACGCGGTACATACTCAACGACATTCTCGCTGCTGAAGAAGACCTTCATCAGACTTGGCAGCATGGCTGAAACAGTGTCGCGCACCTCCATCGCAACCACCTGAGAGCGCCCATCTTCCTCGTTTCCAAAGGGGTCGCCACGGTAATACTCTGTACCCTTGGCGCGAATGGGGGAGACATCGGCATCAATGTAGCTGACAGCGTCCTCCAGCTCACCGGCCACAATGCCCTGCAACTCGGTATCGTCCATCGGATTGGTGGCGGCCATGTCAGTGTTTAATTGCATATCGTTAATCATGCTGGTACTTTCTTCAAAATCACATACATAGAATCAACTGCGCGAGGCAGTCTCATTATTTCATCTTGCGGCAATTTTAGGCTTGCACCGTACTCGCTGAGACGCATCTCCAAATGCGTCAACTCAAACCGACTGCCTTTCCAGCCCAAGTACCACGCCCACTCGCAGTAGTACACCCAAGATTTTTCGTTAAACGCTCTGACATGAGTCGGGTCTTGCCACGCGCCATGACTCAAGTCATACGGCACATGAATGTGCATCTCACCACCCATCTCCAGCAAATCGCGGCAGTTGGTCATGGCCGTCACCAGATCAGGTATGTGCTCCAACACATCATTGGCGATGATCTTGGAAAACTGACGGTCAATTGTCATTGGCTTGCCAATGTCAACAACCCAATCAGCGCCAACATCGGAACGAATGTCAGCATTCACGCAATCGGCACGGCGATCCTTGCCCGAACCGAGATTAAGAGTTAAACCACTGTTTTGCATATTCCGGTCTGTTTTTTAATAGCCACGGTATCGCGGCCTTGGTCAGTGCGTCACCGTTCATGCCCACAGTTTGGCTGCCAATGTGATGCACATAAGACCGGCTCAGGTAGTGGTGAAAGCCAGCCGCAATCAGGTCAGCGCAATGCACATCATCCGAGTACCAATTCAGTGGTGGAAACTTTGCAGCCTCCCACGCATCAGCACCAATCCATGCAAAGATAGGGGATGGGCATTCCAGCGGCACAATTGCGTCCTCGTATGGGTACTTGAAGTAGTGCAGCTTCTGGTCAAAGGGGTTAGAACGCACATTTTGCACAGGTCTGGCCGCATCACAACGCGCTGAAACCCAGCCCACAGGCTCACCGGTTTCCTCTTTCAACTGCGCCACATCCTCCATCAGCAGCCGGTAACTGGTGGGTGTCAGCACAATATCGTCATTGGCGCAGATCACTGACTCAAACCCATCGGCAAAGGCTTTGTCAATGATCTCGTTGTAGTCCTGACCGAAATTGTGCGGCGCACCAAACACTTTTAGATCAGCGTCAAAGCCGCCAATAATGGACTCTGGACCGCGCAAATAGACAGGCACTTCGGGACAATACTCGGCAATGCTTGTGAGCATCACCCGCAAACCTTTGCCGTGTACCGTTGAAATGCATATCGGAGAGATCACTTTTTCGGCTTCTTCGCGGTCTTGGCCGCCAGCTTAAAGTCAGCGGCAGACGGCGCAGCCTTTGATCCAACCTTATTCATCTTCTCGCCGCTGCCTTTGGCTATCCGAGCCTGCTTTGCGTTGATGTTGGCGTAGAGGCCAGGCTTAGTCTTCATTTTTCATTCCAATCTTGATTGTCAGCAATGACTCAGGCATCTCTTCGCCTTCGCTCTCACCCTCTTCGTCCACCACCCAAGCCGAGCAGGTACGGCTGGACGCGCACTTGAAGTCGAATATCTCGCAATACCCCAAGTCACCGGCATCAATCACCGCCCATGGGTCTCCCTCATCGCCAATGCCATTTGCAATGCACTCCAGCATGGAATCATCTTGGTTGAAAGCCGCGCAATTTCCGCACAGGCTTTGCTTGGCATCCTCCTCGGACACCTCCCACTCAGCCGCCATCTGCATCCAATACTGCTTATTCGGCAGCTTAGGGTTCTCCGGACCGTAGTTCGCAGAATCAATAGCCTTGGCGCGATTCTTCAAGTTCAGCGTAATGTCTTGCGTTGCCATGGGGCAGCTCTCGCCGCCGCCCTCGTAGCCCTCGTCCTGATCCATGGCCTGATCCATGGTGCGTTTTAAGGTAGCCATTAACGCATCCCCTTGGTCTTCATGTTCTTGGCAGTGCGAGCACCGCGCATGGGCATCTTGGCTTCGGACAGCGCAATGGCGATAGCCTGCTTGGGACTCTTGACTACTTTGCCGCCTTTACCAGAGTGCAATGTGCCAGCCTTGTACTCGCCCATCACCTTGCCAACCTTCTTTGCTGCCTTGGTCATCTTCATCTGAATGCTCCTTGAAAATTAGTTGTTGGTCGGTCTGACAACCCAGACAGTCGGCGATTGCATCTCAAATAGAGATTGCCCTAGCGAACCAACACGGCTGGAGACTGCCCTTGCTTTGATCGGCACACTTCGGTACAAGGTGAGGCGACTCAATCCCCATGCGTGTTGGTGTTGGCTACTTGTTTCGACTGACCTGACAGCGTTCGGTTTCACCAACAGTCGCAATTATGCAACCCTTGAGAGGTTTCTTTTCAACGGTTGCGCCCAGTTGTTGCCAGCCTTACTCCCCATCATGCCGATCACCGCATCAGATGCAAATGTCAAACAAAACGCATCAGCCTTGTCGGGACTCGCCAAACCCCGCTTTTTGATCTCATCTTTGCTCTCAATCTGAATCTTGCCGTTACTCGTAAACATATAACGCACAGTCGCCAACTCGGCCACCAGTAACTCATCCTTTGGCAGCCGACAATCCCGCTGCTCCAGCCACGCCTTGGCCTTGTACCAAAGCTCGGCCTTCAGATTCCTGTAAGTACCGCCCATGGCCGGTGACTCCGCGACATTGATGCCGCGAGCCGGTAGCTTCAACTCTCTGAGACGATCTACCACGCCAGCGCCCAAGCCAATGCTGTCAACCAGTATCTCCTCTGGCCGATCGCCTGGCGATAACGCTTCATACTCGGCCACCACCGCGCCGGTCAGCTGCATCAAGTCCAGATTCTTCCAAGTCTTAATCGGCTCAGTCACCGCGTTACCCCGCCTTTTGCACAGTGCCGAGCGATCCGAGCCAAATCTGGCAACGTCCAACCCCCACACCAGTGGCGCGTAAGGCGATGCCACTACGTCCCGATTCATCGCCAAGTCCAGCAACTCCATCGGTATCACCGTATCCTCGTCCGACTTCGGAAACTCACCCAGCACGCGAATCCGGTAAGCGTTACTCTCCTCACCGTACCGCGACTTCATCTCCTCAATGTACGCCTCACTCACTCGCGGCGAGTCGGCGCAGGACACCTTCATAGTCACCCAATCTCCCGCCAATCGGTTATGAGTGTCGTAAAAGAAACCGCTGGAACGCACAGGATTGCCCAGCAGCAGCGTCACGGCGTTGTGGCCGGACATCGAGCCAGATGCCGCCTCAAACACCTTCTCAGGTATACCGCTGGCCTCATCCCCCACCAGCATCACATGATCGCTGTGTACCCCTTGCAACGCCTCGGGCTGCTCGGCTCTGGATGTACGCGCCGAGATAAACGCCTCCTCGTTAGCATCCTTCACCTCAATCCGGTCCTGCTTCACCTCCAACTGGTCAGCCAGCATCGGCGGCAGCACCTTCACCCAACGCTTAACCTCCGCAAACAATGCGTCATATAGCTGTGAGCTTGTCGGTGCGGTGACCACCACCTTCACCGGAAACCTCAACAACAAGTACCAAATCATCGCCCAGCTCGCCGCCGTACTCTTTCCCACACCGTGACCACTTCGCACCGATATGCGGCGGTTGCCTGACGCGATGTGATTCAAGAATTCCACCTGCCACTCATCAGGCTCAGTGTTCAGCACCTCCCGCACAAACAGCACAGGATTATTCTTGTAGAGTTTGACGAATTCGATAAATGGGTTATTCGTCAGCAACTCATCAGAATTTTTTTTCGGGACGCGCTTCTTTGCGGCGGTGGGGGTAGGGGGTAGGGTCATGTGGTTATGGGATTCGGTAGGTGTTCGGTTGCATCATCAGTCGCCCCCGCCGCAAACGCGCAAGGGGGGGGCATCGAGCCGCGCCAGCCAGCAGGCGGTCGGCAGCGCCACTTGACAGCGTAAAAGTTATCCACATGGCACTATATCGGTAAGTCATTGATCTATATGCTTTCTTACAGAACGCTTACATAATCCATTTAACACGATGTCCATTATGTTAAGTCAATTGTGGATAACTTGCCTGTTTCTGCTTGTTTTGCAGGCATTTTGCAGTTATGCACAGGCCAATGTGCTTAACCATTGCGATTATCTGTGGATAAGTCATCGACAACCTCGACATGGCGCAGTGCCGCCATGCGTAGATCCTGTATGTTGATGTTAACCGAGGCGGCTTTTTGTAAGCCATAAGTCTTCTGATCCCACCGTTCAGCCAGCCACTGCCTGGTTCGGATGCGTTGGACATCGCGCTGCGGGTTGCTGTCGGCCATGCTGTCAGCGATGTCCAAAGTCTCCACCGCGAGTTTATCGGCGGCTTTCGCGCGCGCACGCGCAATTATAGTGGGATCAGTATCTTCGATCCATTGCTCAAGCGCCCTGCGCCCGATGCCAAGTTCGTAGCTAATCTGCGTCTGCGACTTGCCTGCCTCGAACATCGAGACGATCATGTCATCTGGCAAATCTTCAAGCAGCGCCATGTCTTGCTTGAATTTCGGTCTTCCTGCCATGCTTAAACCTGCCCTAGAGCTGTTTTAACGCGCTGGACGACATCCAGTACCCATTTCTTGATCAAGTCAGCTAATCGCTTAATTTGTTCCATGTTTGTACTTCTCCGCTTGTTTACTGTCGAATTTCATCTCTGGTTGACCACCTTCAAATGCATGAAGATCGTTTTCTAAGTCATCAAAGCCTGATTGTCCACCGAATTTATCGTTTGCTTTGAAGTTAACCACCTTGGCTGTTGGATCAAACGCCTTGACCTTGATGATCTGCTGAACCATCGGATCATTGAAGATTACCTCCAACTCTTCCATTGCCCAGATGAACTTGTTGTCCAGTTCCTGTCTTTCACGCTGCATAGCTACTGCCTCATTGACCGTCCTGACAATCACCATGACCTGGTCGTTTTGCATCTTCCACTCGATTCTCGGAATACTGTTGCTGGCTGGAGTGATCCCCTGATTGGTTGCCCACTGATCCAGCACTGCATACGCCCTGATCATTCCCGCCAGACTTGAATCGAATTTCTCTTTGTCCTTTGACCATGCTGCTTGGTGCACTCTGCCGGTCTGAATCCAGAATTTCTCTCTAAGTTGACTGTCTACTAAAGTAATCAGTCGATTTTCACCCCATTTTCTGTCGCTGACTGCTTTGGCGGCCTCCAACTCCACCAGTTTGGATTGAACATAAATCGTCCACGCATCTGCTTGTGGACTTGGACTCGTTGCTGCTGGATGCTGTTTGCTTTTTGATTTTGTTGCCATTTCGGTTTCCTTGGTTTTGTTGTCAATGGGTAACACACAGGGGGTAACAAACCTCCGAGTCATAGACTCTCGGTTTGTTCCTGTTACCTTGTGCGGAACAAACAGGTATCGTTTGTACCTTGTTTGTTACCTGTTACCTGTCTATTCATACAGTATCAGAACGATTCGCCTGATTCGCTTTTGGGTGTCAGCCATGCAAATCCACCGCTGATATCGCCGCGCTTGTACTTTGATAAGTCCTTCCTTATGCGTCCCCATGCCACTTTGAAGCTGTCCTTGTCCTCATCAGTACACCCCATCTTTGACCATAATTCGTCCTTCCAGTGCCTCAACTCCACCGCCATCCGCTGTGACCCCTCGATCAGTTTTAAGAATCCATTCTTCTTAATTGCTATTTCCAGACATTGGAGTGACAAGATTTGATTTTGGCCAAAACCCGCGTTGCTTTTGGTGTCCTTTTTTATCGCCTCAAACTGTCCAATCTCGCTCGGATTGACGGCCAAACTAGTTTCGGCTCACCGATCTGGAGTGTTCCGGCTGGCGCTGGCAGCTCCACCGTGACCATCTCAAAGCCATAGCGTTCATTGTCTGATCCGTCTTTCTGCTTGGCGATCCGCACCAAACCCTTCATGGAGTCCTCAATACGCAGCAACTCCAACTCGGTATCTACGGCTGCAAGCAAACTTGAGCTGCCCCGCATTCCGCGACTACTGTCCTTCCCGCTGTGATGAATAAACAGCAACCCTGCGCCCTGCACGATCTTCTGTATATGCCCACAGGTCACCACAAACTGCATCATGTCTGATGCCGAGTTCTCGTCTCCACCGCCAAAGGCTCGCGCCAGCGTGTCTATGACGATCAACTTAAAGTCGATGCCGGTTTCCATGACCAGCGTCTCCACGGCCAGCACTAGCGCGTTGAAGTCTTCAATGCTCGATCTCAGGTTGAGCTGATGCCTGATGATGTAGATGGGAGCGCCGTTTTCAGTCTGGTGGTGGATTTTGAGAGCCTTAATCCGAGCGCCGATACCGCCAAAGCCCTCGCCTGCGATGTACAGCACCGCGCCAGCCTCTGTCACCTCTTTGCCCATCCACGGCCTGCCTGTCGCTATGCTGTGGGCAATGTCCAGCGCAATGAACGACTTGAATGAGCCTGGCGGTCCATAGAGCGCACTGAACGCACCTTGTGGCAACACGCCATGAATCAGCCACTTCACCGGCTCATCTTGTATCGAGTCCCAATGCTCGATGGCGATCTGCTTGCCGATCTTGGCTTGTTCCTTTGGTGGCGCTGGCTCTGCCTCGAATTCCTTGGCGATGTCCTCGGCTGCCGGTGTTGCTGTTTGCACTTGATTGATGATCGGATTCAACCTTTCGGGCATTGTTACCTGATCCACGCTGGTGATGATTGGCGCTGCCTTGACCAGAGCCACCAGCTTGTCGCGGCTGCCACCCTCTTCTATGAATTCATAGGCATCATCGCCCTGCCCTTGCAGACCGAGGTCAACTACCTTGACCGACTTAGCGATGGGCAGTATTGCCTCGGCTGCCTTGTGCGCGTACTGCCAGCCGACTGCATCGTTGTCCGGCAGGATGATCACTTGAGCGCCAGCGAAATACTCGGTGATGGCAGCAGGCCATGATCCTGCGCCAGTATGCGCGGTGCTGGCGATCATGCCAATTGACTTGATGGCATCGGCGGCTTTCTCGCCCTCCACCAAGAAGATGTTGCGTCCCGCGGTCTTCGCGTCCAGTAATGCTGGTAAGTCATAAGGGACTATGCGTGCGTCACTGAGCGAGCCTTGCTTTCTGCCGTGCTCGTCAATCTTGTACAGCCGGTAAGTCTTGCCTGACTCGCCAACCTTAAGGCGCTGCTTGACGAATACCGGCTGACGGTTCTCATCGGTGTATACCCATTCCTGCTGAAACTCCACTTTGGGTATCGGCTTGATGTTGGCGAGTGGGTCTGGCCGTTCTTCCAGTTCCGGCAGCAGGTGCATTGACCTGATGGTGTGGAAGACATCCTCCTGACTGCACCCACCATGGCAGTGGAAGAGAGGCACGCCTTGGTCATTGATGTCGATGCTGAGTGATGGATTCTTGTCGCCGTTGCCTTTGCCGTGTGACGGTACAGGGCAACTCGCCACCCACTGACCGTTTGCTTTTTTTGCGTTGCCGAGCTGCTTGGCTATTTGTTCTGCTTGCATTTATGGCTGCCAATATTTAAAGGAAAAAAAAGCCTGGGGTTTTACGCCCAGGCACTTGACTGCTAAGTCTTAGAACATCTCGTCATCAGCCACTGCTGCGGCCATCACTGACTTGGGTGGCGCTGGTGGTGCAACTGGTGCAGGCGTAGGCTTATTGAATGGCGCTGGCTCTTCCACGCTGTCAGCGTCCATTCCAGCGGGACGATCAATCCAACTGATGATGTTGAACGCTGGAATGCGAGTCGTGCCTTTGCCGATCTTCTCCAACTTGCTGCCGGTGTACTCCAGCACAGGCAATTTGCCAGCATTGGCGGCTTGCTGTGCCGCGCAGTCCAAGTACAGTTTTTCCAATCCCATGTTCGGACCGACTCCAGAAGATGACCACTCGCACAGTCCGAGCGCCTTGTTGTAGAAGTGGATGATGAATCCGCGCTTGTGATCTGGTGACGGTTGCTGGCCTTTCTTGCCAAGTGAGACATCGGCCTGCCAATCGCGTACACCTACACCGAGTTGCAGCCAGCCGGTTTGCACCGTGTTGATGTCGAATACAACCTTGCCGAGTTGGATTTCCTCGCCGAGATTGTTTGTCCAAGCGTTGGCTTGGGGAGAGAAGCGGATGTAGTTTCCAGAGCCGCCAGCAGATGAGAGGTTTAACATTTTGAGTTTAGCTTTCTAAGTTTCGGGGTTGCATTATTGACTTAGCGAGCGATCTTTTGCAAGCGTCAGTCCACTTGAAATCTTGACGGTTAACTCGTCCAAGATAACTCGGTTTTCCTTTGGTAGCAGTTTCTCTGCTGCCGCTGGAGTAATTAGTGTTGTTTCAAATATCTGGCTAGTGGTAAGTCCTGAGTCAACCAGTTTCATGGCTGCCTTGTCACCGTCAACCCATTTGCGCGTTGGACGTTTAGGTGCAAGTTGCCATCCGGCCAGCACCATGCCGTCTTTTTCCATGGCCTGCATTGCGTGCTCTCTGACCGAGTCAATGAATTTCTCTACTTGCGGTGCTTTGTCTAGAATGGCGCTGATCTGGTCTGCTGTGAGCGCCAGCATGACCTGCTTGATGTCTTCCTTGTTCAACGCGGTGATGTCCTGTTGTTTGGCCACGACATCGAATTGCTGTTTCTGTGCAGGGCAAATTGTCTTTGCATCGCACCACTGGCAGGCTGACTCTGATAGATTGAATCTGGGCGCGTCACTGATAGCGTCATCAACAGCAGGCATCAACGTAAACTCTTCCCACTCACCGAGTTCATCGGCAGTCATGATGTGTATGCGCTTTTCACCGTGATGCGGCTGGATGATCTGGAATTCGATCTCTTCAACGTAGTGCAGATTTAGCGTTGCCATGGCCGCCAGAGCGTATATTTTTAACTGCTCAGTGTCAGCGTCCACCCAACCTTTGCCTGTCTTCAAGTCAGCGACTATGAGCTTTTTCTTTATCTCAGAATAGCCAATGACATCGGCAGTACCGCCAAGCACAAAGTCTGGTGTCTTAAATAGGCTGACAGGCACTTCAACTTTGACCAAGCCTAGATCGTCTTGAATCGCCCATATTGCCTTCAGATGCTGCAATGCGTAGTCGCAATTGTCAGCGGTCATGGTGATGCCTTCAACCGTCTGACCGATGAACTGCATCGGGTCAGAGCCAAGCTGAAAGCAAGTCTCGGCCAGCGCGTGAATGGCAGTGCCAATGTTGGCCGCCTCACCTGATGGGCGCTGCGGTACTTGAGCGCAGAGCTTTGCGGATGCGGGACAGGCGATCCAGCGTGATGCGGCTGACGGTCTGAGCCTTAGTTGTTTTGTTGCCATGAGTCTCTTTCTATGTGGAAATCATTCAAAATTAATTGGTATGCGATTTTTCGTACTTCGTCAGTGACTGCGAATCCAAGGTCTTCTGGGTCTTGTAATCTTTTAAGCAAAACAGTTTTGTCTTGATTTGCTTTGCGTGACTCATCCAGACGCTGATTGAGCCAGAGAATGTGCTCACGCAATACTTCACGTTCTTTATCCTGCATGGCGTGAACCCCAATACGCAATCAGCGCAGCGTCAGCGCGGCCATCATCCTTGACGCGCTTGAATTGATCTTGGTCTGATGGGAAGAGTTCCATGGCGCGCGCGCGGCTGGCATCCTTGCCCTGTCCACGGCCAACGGCCTTGACCCAAGTGGCAGGCGGCACAAATGTGACCGGCATCTTGAATGCGGCCAGAATGCCCTCGATCATGCCAAAGCTGCGGCCAAAGCTAAAGACGCTGGTAACGCCTTGGCCTGTTACTGCCCCCACACGCTCGCAGTAGACATGGCAGTCTCTGCCGGAGTACAGGTAGAGCATCTCGGCCAACTCAGCGGCGCTGACCTGCCGCTTGGCTTTGCCGTTGCGCTCCACCGTCATGGTGGGCATATCGAATATCTTGAGGCTCTCAGTCGAGATGATGGCAATTGCGCCGGAGAGGCCAGGATCAATGCCAATGCTGTATTTGCTCATTTGACGGCCTCTTCCATGGCCTTGTTGAGTATGGTCATGCGTGCTGACACCAGCGCATTGGCGGCCTCATCCAAGCGCAGGACGGTGCTGTACAGTGGTTCGGTGATGCCGTTCTGCCATCTGCTGACCTGAGCTTGGTTGATTTCAGCGACTCGGCAGAGATCGGACATCTTGAATCCGGCAGACTCCACCTTGGTTTTTATATCGTGAATTGCTTGCTGTGCTATTTTCATGTCTAGAATGTTAACCATGTTTTGATAGAAGCGTCAAGTGTACAGACAAAAAAGGGGATCAGCGTGAACCGATCCCCATAAAGGCAACTGCTGGAAGCATGAACCAGCAACCCACATTGTAGTGGCAGAATACTTGACAAGTTTGTAAGGTCTAAATAATAGTTGTTGATGAGTTTGGTAAATCGATTATGATTCATTCATCAACAACGCAACCCCAAGGAAACAAAATGACAAACGCAACACAAATAACTGCTCAAGAAGAACGCAACATCAATATGTATGGAGTAGCTGATATTGACGCTTATGTGGAATCTGTTAAAGAATCCATCACTTACCAATTCACAGGCGCAAACATGGTTGTGGCTGGCCTGATGTCTGATGCTCAAGAATTGATTGCTGGTGGCGCACAAAACAGCAGCCGCCAAACACTCAACATTGCCAAGCACATTTTGTTTTTGATTATGGATGGCGAATTGGTTGGCACAGTAGAGCGCAAGTAAACCCAAGGGGGCGCAAGCCCCCATCTTTAAGGAGTCCACATGAACCACACACAACACGCCATGACCGAATACAACCACCGCAGGCTTGGCAAACGCGCAGAGGCTGCCTATGACTACTTGCTGTGCCTTGTCATCGGCACTGGCTTGGCCGCACTGCTCGTAGCATGGTGGTCATCATGACTGACCTGCAAGACTACTGCCAAGAACCGCGCACCATGGATGAATTGGTGGAGGCCGGATACAAGCAGCACGCGGTCTACAACGCCGTCAAGCGCAATGAATTGAAGAACACCAATGCCATGGATGCATGGGGGCGCAAACAGCGCGGCAAAGGCTTATTCCTGTCCACCGTGACACCCATTCCCTATAACGCAACCCTGCTAGTGCAAGCCTGGAACACACAACCACAAGGAGAGACTCATGTCTGAGAATATGCAAATTGAGATTGACCGAGCTGTCAACAAGTTCACGCCACCCATGGAAGTGGGCGGTGGATTCCTCACCCGCGAGGACATCAAGACCTTTGCACGCAAGGCCGTGACTGATGGCACGTTCATCGGCTGGACTCACGCGGAGAACATGACCAGAGAGCGTATGCAGCGCAAGATCACCGAGATGGAGCACGAGGTCACCATACTGCGCGAGCGCGTGAAAGAAGTTGAGATGGAGCTGCTGGCGGTTCAGAAGTGAGAATAATTGTACTTGTGCTGGCGGTGCTAGCACTCTTTTACTTTGATGCAAAGGACTTCGATGGAAACCGTAATCAACTTCCTATTGATGGCACTGCTAGGCATGGCCATAACGCTGGTGGTGCTGATGTGCATTGTGAAATTCTTGCTAGACCAGACCGAGGACAAGTAAATGCCTAGACCAAAATCAGAATTGACTAACTCGCAACAACGCATTGGCGTGAAGCTGACGCAGTGGCAGTATGAAGAGTGGAAGAGGCTTGGCGCATCAAAGTGGATTAAGCAGGTGCTTACTGAGAGTTATAAGAAGAGGATAAAGGAATGAAACAAGATGAAATCATTGAGATGGCAAGAAAGGTTGGTTTGGTAATAGACGGAAATCAATCTGGGTTTGACGACCTTGCAGCCTTTGCCAAACTGGTAGCCGCCAAAGCGTTTCAGAATGGCTATGAAAAAGGCGTAGCCGCTTTCACTGAAGCCGTTAACCTTGAACGTGAAGTCTGTGCAAAAACATTGGAATCAATCAGTAATGCGCCCGATATGCAGTCTTATGCAAATGCTATCAGAGCCAGAGGAGATCAAGCATGACACAAGAAGCATTACGCATGGCGCATAAAGCATTGATAGGTTTGTCAATTAAGCATGGCGAAATGACTGATGAGGGCATGGATGCAATTACTGCAATTGAAAAAGCCTTGGCACAAGAAAAAGCACTGCAAGCACTGCACAGCGAGAACGAACGCCTTGGGTTGTATAAGGATGCTTATGCAGAGCAAGAGCCTGTGGCGTGGGCTGTGTATTGTGATGGGTTTATTGCACTACCAGCTTTTGACACCGAGCAAGATGCGCTTAAAGAAATGCAACGCAGGAATAAAAAATGGCCGCACAACAAGCGGGAGGTAAAAGCACTTTATGACGCACCACCACAGCCAAAGCAAGAGCCTAGTGGTCACTTTCTAGATTTTGCATACTCCGACAGCATTGCTTATGTCCATGTGTACGATCAATTTAGAAAAGGACAACAGTTCTACAAAGCCCCGCCACAGCGCACATGGGTGGGGATACCAGAGCAAGACTTAAAACAAGGCGATGAATCTTTTTTTGTTGCGTGGAGAGAAGGCGCTCGCTGGGCAGAAGCCAAACTCAAGGAGCGCAACACTTGAACGCATTTGATTACAAAGACCAGCCCTCGATCTGGACGCGAGATCAGCAACTCAAACGCTATAAGACGGCAGATGACTGCGCCAAGAAGAGGCAGGACAAGCGCGACATCAATGACCGTGAGCAAGTCTTCATCTACTCCAAGGCACTGAGCAAAAAATGATTGAGACAATACGCACAATGTCGGGGAAGCAGCATGGCCTGCGCGGTGACAGACAGACCATTGTGACGGTGGGCAGAATCTACCGTTGCAGTTTATGCGGCAAGATGTTCACCGATAGGGAAGAGGCAGACAGACACGATAGGCGCGAGCATGAAATCCGCAAGACTACCAAAGGTAATTAGCATCCTCCAGCGCACCGGCTGCACAGCGCCAGAGTTGGCCGCCAAGGTTTACTGCACCGAGAGGTCAGCGCAGCAGATGATCAAGCGCCTGCAACTGGCTGGCACTGTCCACATTCAAGAGTGGCGCAGATCAGGCAATGTGCTGGTGGCGGTGTACCGCTATGGGATTGGCACTGATGCTGTCAAACCGCCACCGCTGACACCCATGGAGCGTTTGCGTAGGTTTAGGCAGCGTGAGACATTGGACGATAAGGCTTTCCGCTTGGCGCGTGAAAGAGGTAAGAGATTAAAGCCACGGCGTGATCCGCTGGTGGCTGCACTGTTTGGAGATAGATGATGGAAAACAAAGAGAGAAGAGCCAGGATTGAATACTGGGAAAATGACGGTGAATTTATTCGCGTTTCATATACCCAAGAAGATGGGCAAAGAGTTACCGCCTCATTTCATCGCATGGGATGGAGAAAGCCCCCATCCCAAGTCCTCAAAAAAGTGATGAACGCTCTTCGGTTGGGTCCGAGGGCTGCAATAGGCCGTATCCAAAGTTCGGTGAAGTAGCAGGGAAAGCAGCGCCTGACGCTAATGCAGCAGGCACTGCCAACAATCCTTTATTGCGTACAAAATCCAAAAGGTTCATCAAGTCTTCGCGGGTTTTGTAGCCTCTTGTCTCAGAGGTTTTTTTGTAAATGTCTAACAGATCACCCGCTGGCGCCATTGCACCCTGACTTAATTTAGCCTGATCTGCTGGAGATAACTTATTGAAATACTCCATCCATTTTCGCGTGACTGCACCAGAGCCTTGTGGCTGAGTCCATGCGCTTGAGTAATCAATATAGTCACTGACATTTCGCGTTGGCACATAATCAGTTGCGCCCAAAGCATTTTGCAATTGATAAATTTCTGACTCAGGCAATGCTTTTGACCCAAAATTTATTGCAGCAACACCTTTGCCATAATCCACCAAAGGTATCTCATCACCGGCCATGCGATAGGCCGCTCTGATGTTTTCTTCGCCAACCTTTTTCTGCAATGGGAAGAACGCGCTTTCGCCTTTAGCAAAGGGGATTTGGGCATTCCATGTTGATGCATTCTGACCTGTGAACATTCCTCTGGTGGCTGCCGCGGCTGATAATCTATCAGCAATATTTTGCGGTATGCCAGGATTCCTTACCGGCGCTGTGACAGGGAATTCAGAAAGGCTTGCAAAGCCAGGCTGAGTTTCTAGTGCGTATGGCGCCAGCGTAGGTGCTTTGAGTCCAGTTTCTGATCTTGGACCAGCGAATGGAATACCGCCTGGCGGCTGATACGCGCCTTGCATACCTCTTGTTTTCAATGGCTGCAATCCCAACGCACTTTGCAGAATGTCTCTGCCTTGTACGTCTTGAAACGCTGATGCTGCTCTTGATGAAAAATTCGCTCTTGATCCTTGCGGTAGATCAATCAACTCTTCCATAAAGCCAGTGCCTCTGCCTGGAATCATTTCATACGGTTCGGCAGCAAAGGCAGATTTCAAATCGCCTGGCTCTTTAGGCAGGCTGAATACTTTGCCGCGAGACTCCATTTGTCTAAAACCTTGGAGGTCTTCAAGTCTTCTCGCCAGTGAATCAATGTCTCTTTGTTCTGACATAGACAACTGAACATTTGACGGTTGCCATTGATAAGGTTTCAAACCAGATAATTGTTGACCGTATCCAGCTTCACGCAAAATATTTTGATAGTTACCTTGATTCAATAATGTAGAAAAGTCTGGTGTTCCTCTAATTAATTCTGGGGTCAATAATCCTTTGTCGAGGATCTCTCTAGCCCGCATTCCCATAGAGGTCTGACCCTCCATCAATGGCATTGCAAGTGACCACATTGTCTCTTGGCCTTCTGATGGGAACATATTGGCTTGCTGTGCGCCTTGTCTTAAACGTGCGCTGGTGGCTATGTAGCCTGGTGTTAAGCCAGGGTCACCTCTCGCAATTTGCAATGCTGTTGGCGATCCACTAAACAGGTTTTGATTAACACCAAGTGCATTCGCCATCCAAGCATCATTGGTGACCTTGTAAACATCATCAGCAAGGTTTCTATAAAAAGAATCTACCTTTGGTCCAGATAGAGTTACTTTTGCAGGATCATCAGCAGATAGTGATCTGATGGCATTGTTTTGCCATGCCTCTAATACTGACTCTTCGCCCTTTGTACCGCTGACGCTGCGCCCCATAATCTCTTTAATAGCTCTTCCATCTGTAGGCCGTCCGGCAGCAGTCCAGTTTTTCCAAGTGTTTAATGTGTTGAGCAAATTCATTTCAACACTTGTTTGCGGAGATAAAGCTGCAAGCAATGATGCAAATCGA